GGCCTGAAGGCACAGGTCGAGAGCTTGCTCATCGACTTGCACTGGATGGAATCCAAGCGCAAGATCCAGACTGTATGAAACACATCAACTTCGTCACGGCCGATGACATGCCGCTCGTACAGATGGTGGTCGTCACCATCAACGGGACGCGCTACGGGCTCGTAGGCCCCGTGGTCCACGTGCCAGGGACCATGGATCAGGACCTCGACGTGTCGGAGATCGAGTTCGGCGAGATCATGCCGGCTCGCGCAGCCGCCAAGATGCTCGAAGGACGGTTTAAGCAGATCATGGGCTCCGAAGTTCAGTAGCTAGCCTAGGCGGCGCTCCCTAGAGAGGGGACACCCACCCTGCACTTGCCGCCGACCCCGCATCGAAAGGTGCGGGGTTTTTTTCATTGGGGGTTCACAAGTCCACTTGTTCAGTTGTCCATGGGTCATGGTGGGTTAAGCACGGTTAATGGGGAAAGGTGGGTTAATCGAGTAACACGGACCACGGGTCAAGTGTTTTAGGGCAAAAGTGACCGCATCATGGCCAAAAGGGGCATTTTTCGCACATTAGTAGAACCCTGGAGGGGTCTACATGATTTTTTTTCAAAAATTTTTAAAAAATGGCGTAATAGACGTAATGGTGTAAGAAGTATTGTAAATCAGTGAGTTACAACTACACAGAGACTTACACTGACTGATTCAGTGAAATTTATCTGGGATGCGCGCGCGACCTTTTTTTCGTGATTTATTTTTTCTTTAGACCCTAAAAAAGTCTAACTAAAGTGGCCAAAACGGCTGGACGCTTCGGAATTGTCAGTAGTAGACTGTTGGCATGTTAACAGTTGACACGGGCATCCCGATCCCCGCCGAAGCCCAGCGGGAGAAGTATCCCTTCCCTGTCATGGCCGTAGGGGACAGCTTCCTGTTACCCGATGCCGAGTCAGCCAAGAACGCGCGTAGCGCCGCCTGGATGTTCTCCAAGCGGCATGGGACGAAGTTCTCGTGCCGGCGTGTGGATGAGGGCTGGCGGGTCTGGAGGGTCGCGTGAAGCTGACCAGCAAGGCGGACAGGGAGTTCGGCAAGCAGATCAGCAGAGGGCTTCAGCCGAAGACGATCGAGAAGATCAACCGCCCTGTCCCTAACGTCCCGAAGAAGCAGAAGCAGCTCACCACGCAGGAGTGGAAGTTTGTTAACGAGTTCGTAGCCGGGGACGGCCACGTGACTCTGCGGGAGGCCGTGGTTCGTGCAGGGTGGCCAGAGAAGAACGCCAAGCGGCGCGCCGAGGATCTGACCGACCCAGACAAGAACCCGCACATCGTCGCCGCGATCCAGAAGATGCGCGCGGAGATGGCCGAGAAGTACGGCACAACCTACGAGCGGCACATGCGCGACCTACAGGTGATCCGTGACCAGGCATTGGCGGCGGGAGCCTACGGTGCTGCTGTCCAGGCTGAATACCGTCGAGGCCAAGCCCTGGGCACGATCTACATCGATCGCAAGGAGATCAGGCACGGCACGATCGACTCCATGAGCAAGGAGGAGGTCATGCGCAAGTTGCAGGAGATCAAGAAGCTGTACGGCAACGGCAGCCCTGTGATCGACGTTACCCCGGAACAGGTAGCCGAGAGTCTGGAAGAGGAACCGAAGGATGCCAGCGAAGCCAGAGACGAAGCTGTACCAGAGGTTGAAAGAAAACCTCCCAAGCTGCCTTTTTACCCGGATTGAGTCACGGGTTAATCAGGGCTTCCCGGACTGTCTGGTTGCCCTGCCCCGCTCGGGTACTTTTGCCCCTCTCGAGCTGAAGGTCGTGACGTACGGGCGGCGCGTTCGTTTGTCTCCGCATCAGGTCGCCTTCCATGCGCGCCATGCCGAGATCGGATGCACGACGTTCATTCTCGTTCTGTTCGTCCCGTACAAGAAGACCGCAAGCAAAGACGGCGAACTGCTGCTGTACCGTGGCGACCAGGTGCTCGAGCTCGCACGTGCGGGAGTGGATACGACCCCGCTTGCGTCATGGCACTACGGCAGCATGCCGTGGGGGATGCTCGAATTGGAGTTGATGAACAGTTGACAAGTTGATCGAGGCAGGATAGGTTCGCCAACGCTAGGGCTTTTCCTAGTTAGAAAGCAGAAAGGTGAAACATGAAAAAGTTTAAGGTTTCGCTCGTTCGAATCGAGCATACGGTGTATCAGCTTGAAGTCGAGGCCGACTCGGCAGCGCAGGCCAATGAAATAGCCATAACCACGTGGAACGAAAATGAAGAGGCCTTCGTCGAGTTCGGCCTTGTTCACATGGAGGACTTCATCAACGATATCGAGGAGGTGCAGTCATGAGCGCGCACACTCCCGCCCCTTGGACAGTGGACGGAACAACTGCCGCCGAAAATTTAGACGTAATCGGCGAAGGTGGCCGGGTCGCCATGCTCGACTGCGACGATATAGACGCAGAAACTCTGGAAGCTAACGCCCGATTAATTAGTGCTTCGCCCGAGTTATTAAACTCGTTGCAAGAGTTGGTCAAATACCTTGGCGTTGATGTAGACAACGGGCTAGATGAACTACTAACTAACGCCCGAGCCGCAATTACCAAAGCAACGGAGGAGGCCGCATGAACTGGACGGATTTACAGATTATCGACATGTACTATGAGGACGGCATGAAAGAGCAGGAGATCGCCGAGTCGCTCGGGCTATCTTTGCTCATGGTGCATGAGGTGATCGCAGCATTCGAGGAATCGGAGGACGAGCAATCATGATGTTACTGAAACACGATAAGCGGACGGCCGATCTACTTGGTGCCATCAAGGAGTTACTCGCCATGCCTGATTACAGCGACAGCAACGAGCGGCCATTGGCCGATATCATTCGCATTCGTCGTGTGGCGGTCAGCCGCGCGCGTCGATTGGTTGAACAGTACGAGGAGGAACCATGCCAAGGTGGGAGGGACGCGAGTCCACTCTGAAGCCTGGCACACTTCCACCAAAACCGAGGGATGCAGAAAAGCAGTTTTTCAAAACCGTTTTTAAGCTGTTCGGCTACTGGCTCATCCATAAGATTTTGGGCGGGTAGTTGACAGGCCAAAGGATGAGCGTATTTTAGAAAGTCCACCACCCATTGGTGGCATATACAGGAGAAAGTCAAAATGTCCGAGTTAGTAAGCAACAGGCCGGAGATCGCTCCCGTGGCGTTCCGGTTTCTGGATTCTTTGAGAGAGGACGGCCACGTGAACATGTTCGGCGCGGCTCCGATCCTCGCTGATGCTTTCATGCTCTCAAAGCAGGAGGCGCGCGTCGTTCTCGAAGCGTGGATGCGATCCAAGCAGGAGGCGGAATAACATGACAGTGAGCAAAGACGTGACCGAGCTGTTGTCCCGACTCACCCAGAGTGAGCAGCACGACCTACTCGAGAGTTTGCGCGCGCGTTACGCGCAGGAGCGTCAAGCGTTCTGGCAGTTGATCGAAGGCTACAAGCCGACCAAGGAGGACAAATAAAATGGCGACGTTACTAAATGCCTCGCGGCAGGGGGCGCTGCTCGATGTAGTTTGACCAGGCATCGAGGCGTTCGAAAAAAAAGAGGGGGCGGGGCTGTTGTCTCGCCCTTTCTTTTTGCTATGATCGGCGGCGAGGCGATTTGCCTCATAGAAAGATAGAAAGAGGTTCAAAATGTCGAACGTTTTTGAATTGCCCTATTTTCAAGCCGTTTTCGCTGATCGCGAGCGTCGAGAGGTAGTCGCCGCTCGTATTGCTGCGAGACTCATCGAGCCGTTGAACACTCTCGGCGGCTATCGTCAATTTCGGGAGCGGATGCAGTGGTTCGCGGGGCTGTGCGAACAGGCTCGTACTTTTGAAGGCGTGGGGGCGTGGACGTTACTAACGCGAGTTCGAGAGCTGGCATCCTTCGAGGATGTTTTCTCCCCGTCACTCGAGCTCGAGCTTGCCGCTCTTGATTACGTGGTTAGCAATCGAGAGGCCTCGCGGTTGTTCCATCGTTGGGAGTTCGTCGAGGATGATCGCAGCTATGCGGTCGATCGCCTGTCCGATTGGGGCTCCTTCTCTGGGTGTGAGTGCTGCGGCGAGTCGTTCCCGATAGGTGATCTCGCGGACGCGTACGGCGGCGAGCTCGTCTGTGAATCATGCCGGGACGACAGCTACACGTGGTCGGAGTATCACGACGCATGGGTGCACTGTGACAGCAGCCGACCCGCTATCGATCAGGACGGGAGCCGCTGCCTGATTCATCAGGACGCGGACGACTTCCAGTACGACGAAGATCGCGAGATGTACATGCACGTCGATTACATCCGAGAGCGTCGAGTTATTCAGGGCTATCACTCTTCCAAGGGTGCGTTCGAGTTTCGAGCGGATGACTGGTGTCGGCAGTTCAATCGATACATGGGCGTCGAGCTCGAAGTCGAGGGGCACGGTCGCGATCCAGAAGAGGCGGCGCGCGCCATCCATCAGTCAGTGAATGATGGCGTGTTCGGTCGTCATGTGTTCTTCGAGCGCGACGGCAGTCTGTCGAGCGGGTTCGAGATGATCACCCATCCTCAAAGCTTGCCGGCTCATCGTGAGCTGTTCACGTTCCTGCGCGATCCTGCTCTGGTTCGAGGTCTGCGCAGCCATCGAACGACGACGTGCGGCCTACATGTTCACGTGAGCCGATCCGGTCTCTCGAATCTCACGATCGCGCGCGCGGTCACGTTTGTGAACGATCCGGGGAATGATGCTTTCATTACCGCACTGGCGCGTCGGTATTCCACGTCGTTCTGCAAGGTCGTGGAAAAGGATGTTGAGACTGCTCATCTCTCGGCTGATCGGTATGAGGCGATCAATCTCACGGGTCGCGACACGATCGAGTTTCGGATCTTTCGCGGTTCGTTGAAATACGAGGCTGTGATCTCGGCCATCGAGTTCTCGCATTCCATCCTCGAATACTGCGCGCGAGCGGAGACGAGCTCGAGCGCGCTTAATGCTCACGCGTTCTTGGCCTACTGTGCGACTCACCTCGAAGCGGAGACGCGCGTCATGCGCGCCTATGTTGCCGATCGCACTGCGGGTCTCTTTCAACACTCGGAAGCGGCCTGACGGCCTCGGAGGTTTTCATCATGTGTTTATTAGTTCATCAGCCATCGAGCACCACGTTCTCGGATGAGTTCTTGGCGGACGTCTACTCGGGCAATCGGGACGGGATCGGCGTCATGTATTCAAGCGGCGGTCAGCTTGTTGTCGTTAAGGCTCTGCCGGCCTCGGTCGATCAGTTCATCGCGTTTTATCGTGAGCACATCGAGGGGCGCGAGTCTGTATGGCATGCGCGCATGCAGACTCATGGCGACATCGATCTCGAAAACTGTCACCCATACGGGGTCACGTCTCGGGTCGCGCTCGCACATAACGGGATTCTCTCCACTGGTAATGCGTGGGACAAATCAAAATCGGATACGTGGCACTTCATCCGGAATGTGATTCGCCCTGCCGTCGAAGCTGACGAGTCGATCGTGCTCGACCCCACTTGGCAATCGTTCATCGGGAGTCTGATCGGGAGCGCGAACAAGTTCGGGATGATGACAGCGAGCGGGTCGGCGGTGATCATCAATCGCGCGGCCGGTGTCGAGTTCCGTGGTGCGTGGTTGTCGAACACGTATGCGTGGAGCGCGCAGAAGTTCGGAGTTGGCGCGCGCTCGGTGAGCACTCGCTACACGTCGAGCCGCATCTGGTCGGGCTACTCTTGGGATGACGACGACATCGAGCCCTATGTCGCGAGCTCACGGTCGCGATCGGTGCCGTCGGGCGAGTCACTGCCTCGTATCACGCGCGCGGCGCGTAACTCGTACATTCGAGGCACGCTAACCCAGTGGGTGCTCGATGCTCCGTCGAAGGCTGCCGCGCTCATCAATGCGATCGAGGACGACAACACTGGCGCGAGCGGCGAGCTCGCGTGGAAGGATCCTGAGCTCGTCGTCGAGACGATTGCGGATTGGTTCGAGGGCGAGGGCATCGAGCCGCCATCGAGCTCGAGCGTCTATCTGCGCGATCCGTGGGTGACTGACTGATCGATCGCGAGCTCATCGAGCGAGAGAGGGCGCCCATGTGGCGCCCTTTCTTTTGGGCGATCGGGTGCTCGTTGTCGAGTTGAGAGTTGACCAGGTATGCCTCGTTTGATCGAGTTGGTATGTGATCTCGAGCTCGCCCTGGTGATGTGCGATCTCGATCGCGAGCGTCGGTCTCAAGCTCGCCCTTCTGGGTTGGTCTCCGGTCAAGCTTGGCGCGCGGTCGGCGCGCCCTGCTCCGTGATCCGTGGTCGTTTGTATGTGATCCGCGATCCTCGATCCTCGAGCCGCGATCCGTCGGTCGTGGTGCTCGAGTGCGGATCGGTTGAGTGTTGTCGTCGTCGAGCGTCGGTGTTCGTGATCCGTGGCGCGTGCTCCGACAGCTGGCGCGCGTCGTGCTCGATGCGCGATCGATCGGCCGCGATCCGGTGCTCGATGTTCGTGATCCGCGAGCCGTGGCGCGCGGGTCGTGTTCGTTTCTTCTCGCCCTGGTTGGAATTCTTTGAGGGTGGCGGCTCCAAAAAAATGGCCGGCTTCGTAAAGGCAGGGGCAAATGCCCGATTTCACACATTGGATGTGCTGCAAAATAGTTTTAGTTCCACGTGGAACCACCCCCACCCCGGTAGAAAAAAGGGCCCCGGTTGATCAACTTGTCAACTCGTGCAAAAATTTTGCGCATATGAAAAGCAATTTGACCCTATGAGCGCGGTCCCCCAGGAAATCGAAATCGAGCGTGCCAAGCTGGAATACCGGCTCATGCTCCTTGAGACGCAAGACAAGGCCCGTTCTAACTTCATCGACTTCGTGCGCTACGTCTGGCCGTCCGCGATCCTTGGTGAACACCACAAGCGCATGGCTTCTGCGTTCGATCGCATTGCCAATGGGACCTTGAAGCGCCTGATCGTGAACATGCCGCCTCGTCACACGAAGTCGGAGTTCGCCTCGTACCTGCTCCCGGCGTACCTCATGGGCCGTGATGCGCGAACCCAGGCCCTTGAAGCGACCCACACCGCAGAGTTAGCCGTCAAATTCGGTCGTAAGGTGCGTGATCTGATGGACTCGGACCGGTACAAGGAGCTGTTTCCCGAGGTGCAGTTGAAGCAGGACAGCAAGGCTGCTGGCCGGTGGGACACGAACCACGGCGGGAGTTACTTTGCGGTCGGTGTGGGCGGTGCGGTGACGGGACGTGGTGCCGATATTTTGATCATTGACGACCCGCATTCGGAGCAAGACGCCCTGTCGGATCTGGCTTTGGAGAACGCGTGGGACTGGTACCAGGGCGGTCCGCGTACTCGTTTGCAGCCGGGCGGTGCGATTGTGCTCGTGATGACCCGTTGGGGGACCAAGGACCTGACGGCGCGGTTGCTCAAGGCCCAGTCCAGTCGCGGGGCGGACAAGTGGGAGGTGATTGAGTTCCCGGCGATCCTGCCGAGTGGCAAGCCCTTGTGGCCGGAGTTTTGGAAACTTGAGGAGTTGGAGGCGGTCAAGGCGTCGTTGTCGGTACAGAAGTGGAACGCCATGTACCAGCAGCAGCCGACGAACGACGAGGGTGCAATCCTCAAGCGTGAGTGGTGGCGCGTGTGGCAGTACGACGAACCGCCAATCGTGAACTACATCATCCAGAGCTATGACACCGCCTACAGCAAAAAGGAGACGGCCGACTTCTCGGTGATCACGACGTGGGGGGTGTTTTACCCGGACCAAGACTCAGGGCCCAACATCATCCTGTTAGACGTCAAGCGTGGGCGGTGGGATTTCCCGGAGCTCAAGCGCATTGCCAAGGACGAGTACAAGCACTGGAACCCCGACAACGTGCTGATCGAGGCGAAGGCGACCGGTGTGACGTTGCAGCAGGAGCTTCGTCGGCTTGGCATTCCGGTGACCATGTACACACCTGGTGGACGCAGGTCGGGTACCGATAAGGTCAGTCGCGCGAACTCGGTAGCACCGGTGTTCGAAGCGGGGCTGGTGTGGGCACCGGATACCGATTGGGCGGAAGAGCTCGTCGAAGAGTGCGCGGCGTTTCCGAATGGCGATAACGACGACATGGTGGACTCGACGACGCAGGCGATCATGCGTTTCCGTCAAGGGAACTTTGTGAACTTGCAGACCGATGATCTCGGAGAGCCGTCGAATCGAGCGCTTGCCCCTGAATACTATTGAAGCCTAGAATGTCAAGGCATACACCCTTCAGGGGGCCTTGATGGCTAGTCCACGTTCATTCCAGGGCAAGAGCAACAGCAAAAAGATGCTAGAGGAGCTCGACGCTCCTGTTACTCCTGCCGAAGAGACTCCGGTTGCCGAACTAACGTCGGACACGCCGTACATCGATCGTTCTGCTGCGGAGCTGCTCGCGCAACTTGCGCAAGCCCAGACGGCGCAGCCTCCTGTCCCGGCGACCGTGGGCGTTGGGCCGGAGATGTCGATGCCGACGTCGATCGAAGAACTGCTCGCGGCTCAAGGAACAAATCCTGCCGTAGCGCCGGCTCCGGAGACGACTGGCCTTCCGCCTGGTGTGACGCAAGCGGATCTCGACGCCATTGCAGCGCAGTTCCGTCAGGCCGGATATCAAGACCAGCCGGCGATGAACTTCACCGGCGACCCGAACCAGCCGTTCTTTGACATGCGCTTGCCGGATGGCAAGGTAAATCCGGTCTACTTCGACCCGAACCTCGACACCTCTGCGATCCCGAACATGGGACGGCGCGCAGGCGAGCCCGATCGTCAGTGTCCTCCGAACATGGAGTTCGACTACGAGCTCGGTCGTTGCGTGCGGATTGGCAAGGAGGACGACAAGGAAGACGACAAGGAAAAGCCGCCTTCGGAGAAAAAGACCAAGACCTGTTGGGATGGTTCGGTCATTCCGGAGGATCAAGAGTGCCCGGCGCAGCCTGTTAAGACCAAGACTTGTTGGGACGGATCGGTCATTCCGGAAGATCAGGCGTGTCCGCCACCCCCGCCTCCGCCCCCACCTCCACCACCACCACCTCCACCACCGCCCCCACCTCCGCAGGAAGTGGACTGTGCGGCGATCGGCATGGTCAAGGACCCGGTGACGGGCAAGTGCGTGCCGGCTGCGCCACCACCGCCTCCGCCCCCACCTCCGCCTCCTCCTCCCCCGCCGCCGAATCAGTGCCCGGAGGGACAGGTATTCAGCACGGTGCTGAACAAGTGCGTGCCGATCGGTACCACACCACCTCCACCACCGCCCCCACCTCCACCACCGCCCCCACCTCCGGTGGACTGCGGTCCTGGCTATGAGTTAGATCCGGCAACGGGCAAGTGCCGTCCGGTCAACATCGGCGGCTGCCCGGAAGGCACGGTACGTAGCACGGTCACTGGCAAGTGTGAGCCGGTCACCACGCCCCCGAAGGGATGCCCAGATGGCCAGGTCTTCAATGCGTCCACTGGCAAGTGTGAGCCGAAGCCCACTACGCCGGGATGCCCTGAAGGCCAGCGTATGGATCCGACTACGGGCAAGTGCGTTCCGGTTAACGCTCCGCCCCCGCCGCCTACCCCCCCCCCCCCCCCACCACCTCCTCCTCCGCTCCCACCGCCGGGTAAGGTGACCCCTGCCCCGTCGGCCTTGATGCAGGCGTATGAGAATCTGTTCGGTGGTTCGAAAGGCCGCGTGGACCTTGGCGCGCCATCCACTACTCCCACAACGGGAACCTCGCCGATCGTATCGACGACCGGCGTGAACGTCGGCACTCCAGGCACGGCCACTGCGCCGAAGCCGGTTCCGCTGCCGGGCGTTCCGGGAGCCACGTTTACTCCGGGTCAGCCGCAGTTCTTTGGCAATGTCCCTGGGTCCATGCTACCTGGCACGTTGCCCTCGAACATCAATCCGATGCAGTCGTACAAGGGTCCGATGGTCGGTCAAATGCTGGCCAACAACCCGAACCTCTCGCCCACCGTTTTGGGCGGCGCTCAAGGGTTGGGCTACTACACGGATCGTTTGGGCAATCGCATCTTGTCACCGGGCGGCGCATTGATGCGCTTTGCCGAAGGTGGCGAAGCGGACAAGGACGACTCTGCCAAGGCGGAGCTTGAGAAGTTGCTCGCGAGCATGCCGGCGCAGGAGACGACGGAAGTGCGTGTGTCGCCGAACGCCCGTAGCGTGAAGCGCACTACTACGAAGTCTGCTGCGACCGATCGCGGTAAGGCGATGAGCATGAGCCTTGAGTCGTTAGCCGCTGGCAAAGGATCAGGGTCCACGGACCAAGGGTCAGCAGCAGAGCAGCTCGCTGCGTTGATGGAGCAGGTCAAGGGCAAGAAGGAGGATCTGAGCAATCTCACTCGCAAGAACCTGACGCGCTCGACGCTCGATCGTGCTGGCCCGTTAGTCGCGCGTCGGTTTGCCGATGGCGGTGAAGCGGAGTCAGGCAAGGGCATGCTCGATAAGCTGCTTGGCAAGACCTCACTACAAACACGTACGTACGCGGAGTCGGTGCGGGATCCGAACAAGCTCCGTGCGCCGTTGACCGAGAAGAGCATGTCGGCGAACGAGCTCGCGAAGTTGCGTGAGCTGATCGCAATTGCTGAAAGCAATCCTGCGTTGAGCGAGAAGACAGGTAAGCCGCTGCCTG